AACTTCTATAGCAAATAGTGTATTAATACGTATGGGCCCAGTTCTAAATACAATAATAGGAGCAGGAATTAAGCTTGGAGCTAACCTGATAAATTTCTGGCTTGAACAGAAAAGGCAAGACCAATTGGCTCTTGCGGCGAGGGACGAGAAAATGATGGACGCCCTTATCAAGAGCCAAAACTCGCAAGCGAAGGATCCTTTTGTTAAGGTTACGAGAAGGATACTATTCATGAGCATAACCTTTACCATGTGTTTTTTAATGATTTATTACGCCCTGAACCCTCATATATCTTACAGTCTCATTGTCCCCAAGGGTGATGGGGCAAAATGGGGATTTTTTAGTTGGATTTCTGGAGGGGAGGAGTGGAAAGTGGTTCAAATGAGCGGCGGTCTAATGCTTGCTTCTTTTATGGATTTATGTTTTATGGTTGTTGGTTTTTACGCAATACCAAGTAAGAGGCGATGAGGATATTAATTTTTAGTTTATTGGTTTTTATGTCTGGATGTGGGATACTAAAGAGATTTGCCCCACCCCCGACTCCAATCCCAAACCCACCCCCTTATGTTCAAAAAGAGGTGGAGTTTGAGAAACTTGACGTAAATAATGATGGCACCGTTACAGAAGAAGAGGTTGATAAGTTTAACCAAATTGCGGGAGTGCCAGACAAGGAATCGTATGATCCCTGGACTGCTATTAAGTGGTTTTTTCTTCTTGTGATAACAATATGCGTTGCCTGCTGCGGACCTTGGGCGGGACAAAAAATTAAAGAAAAAATAGGGCCATGGAAGTCGGACTAGAACTCGGATACATAATCGCAGCTATGGTCTCTGCAGCCGTTACGATTGGAAGCGTGTGGTTTAAGAATAAAATTAAGGCCCGAAAGGATAAGGTTTTTAATTATGATCCTCAATTGCATAGCAACGTAATGACTGCTCTGGAATTTATGAGGAGCGAAACCGAAGCGGACAGGGTTTACATATTGGAATTCCATAATGGAGAGCATTATTTCTCTGGAAGGAGTCAACAAAAATTCAGTTGCACGTACGAGGTGGTCAATGAGGGAATTAGTCGGGAGGTCCAAAATTTACAAAACATAAGAATATCCAGCATGCATTATTTGATAAAAGATGTGGTCGAGGAAAATACATTTATTTGCAAGGATTCGGACGAATTTTGCGAAGACCTGAGCTTTAGATCCCTTATGGAAGCGAGGGGAATAAAAAGCATGTTCGCCAGACCAATAAAAACCCTTAATGGTAAAATTATAGGTGTGTTGGTAATGGATTTCGTTAAGGAGCACAGGAAGTGGGGAAATAATGCTGAGGATTTTCTGAAAAAACAGGCTCGCATGATTAGCGGATATCTGGTATAATTGATTTTAACAATATTTTTCATATAATAAGTTATGGCATTTACCTATTGTAAGTCATGTGGTTATAAAAATATGTATACGCTTAGTGTTCCAAAATTTTGCGGAGGATGCGGCAAGGAGTTGGGTGAGATGAGTTCCGCCAAAAAGATTCCCCTTGGGCGTTCGCCAGAGCCTGTCGAAGATGATTTTGATCCAGATGGTCTAGACGTGTTTAGCGTTCCTAAAATTACAAAATTATCATATAGCATTGAGCATGATAGTTCTAATAAAATGAAACTGGAGGATCTCATTCCCCTTGAAGAACTTGAGAAATTCGATGAGCGCGATGAAGGTGGCTCCGAAAAAGCGAAGCCTAGTCCCAAGCGCGCAATTAATGGCAAAAGAAAAACCAAAAAAAGCTAGTTACGAAGACAAGTCTGCGGAGATTGACGTAGAAATAAGAAAGCGAAGAGGCAAATGGTTTTTGGATTCTTTGGCGTGGTTTGATTTTGAGGATGTCGAGCAAATTATTAGGGCTCACATCTACAAAAAATGGGACCAATGGGATCAGCGCAGAAGCCTGAAGCCTTGGATTAATAAGATTATTACCAACCAAATGAAAAATATCTTGAGAAACAATTATAGTAATTTTGTTAGGCCGTGCCTGGGGTGCCCTTTTAATCAGTCGGGGCCAACTAAATCAGGATCTGTAGATTCTCTTTGCGGTTTTACAAAAAGCGGGTTACAGGATTCAACTTGTCCGCTTTATGCGAAATGGGAGAAAACCAAAAAGTCTGCGTATGATATAAAGATGGCGCTCGCCCTAGAGAACCATTCTCATGAGGTATATTCGATGCACGATCTGTCTTTTAATATAGAGGAATCCCAAGGCAGACTCAACGTTCACATGGAAAAGGAGCTTTCCCCCAAGCAGTTTGCCGTATATAGATTGCTGTTTATAGAAAACGAAGACGAAGAAGCGGTTGCCAAAGTCATGGGTTACAAGACGAGTGAAAAGGGGAGAAAGGCTGGATACAAGCAAATAAAAAATCTAAAAAAAGTATTTAAGAGAAAAGCTCAAGAAATTTTAAAAAAAGAAGACATTATCTCAGTTAGGGACAGGCCGACATGGAGTTAAGCGAATCCCAAAGGCAGTTCATAGTTGAAAACTGCGAAAAAATTACAGATCTTACGGAACTAACCAGGGCTGCATTTGGGGAAGACGCTTTAGACGGAAGGACAAAAGAAGGGAGAGCCGTTAGGGCATATTTAGTTGAAGTGGGCCAACCTTACGAGACTAAACATGTTTATCCAAAAGAAGATATTGAGCTTACTCAAGAACAAATGGAGTTTGCCCTGCAGTCCGCATCGGAAGGAATGGATAGCATTCATATTGCTTCGATTATTTTTTCAGATAGGCAAGTTAAGAGACAGGGCAAAGAATTCTGGGCGGTTCATAATTTTTTAGAGGACCGCGGGGGCACACATTCCTCCGAAGACGCAATGAAGAAGAGGTGGTCTCCGCCGAAGGCGATAAGTAAAATAATCAAAAAAATTAACGATTATTGCTCAAAATCGATAGAGGAAAATAAGCTTGCCATTGTCGAGAAAAAGGGGATTGAGGCTTTGTTTGGATTTTTGGCTTCGCCGAGATTGGTGCAGGTTATTAATAATTATGACTGCATGGAGGATAGGATTCTTTTTGAAGCGGAATTCGTTAGGGCCACATGGGACAAGCCAGACCTGACAACTGATGAGATTAATTTATATATTAATGTGTGCATGGACTACATACATTTAAAAAATATTCAAAACGCCACGAATAAGCTTAACCGTATGTTTGACGATGCGGAGGAACAGCAAGATTTAACCGTTAGGCTTGCGGAGATATTGAAGACAAAAAGCGAAGAATATAATCAATGCGAAAAACGCATGGAATCCTTAATTCAAAAACTACAAGGGGACCGCTCCAAGAGAATAGCCAGTAAGCAGCGACAAAATGCAAGTATCTTGGCTTTGGTTCAACTGTTCCAAGAGGAAGAAGAGAGATCGCTTATGGTTAAGATGGCAGAAATGCAAAAGAAATTGGCGAAAAAAGAAGCGAACAAACTGGAATCTATGCCCGACTGGAAGGCCAGGGTTTTAGGAATATCAAAAGAGGATGTTATTTAAATGTCTAACGGCTTTACGTGCAAGGAGTGCGAGGAGTTGTTCTTAAACGAGAGATCGTTGCATACGCATATAAAAAAGCATGGGTTGATTTTGGCAGAATACTATACTAAATTTTACCCAAGAAGCAATCTTCTAACTGGAGATCCCCTCCCGTTCAAAAATAAAGATCAATACTTTAATGAAGATTTCAGCACGAGGCGACAGCTACTAAAATGGTGCGAGACGACTGAATCAAAATCTGTTAGACCATACATATTGAAACTATTAAAGCGCAGGATAGACGGGAAGTCCCTTAGGGTCGGGCCTTCGCACCTAGAGCTAAAACTCAGCTCGCTACCAACCATCGATGTTTACAAAAAACATTTCGGCTCATATACCAAAGCTTGCTCTGAAGCTGGTACGGTACCAATGTTCACACGATCAGCCCCAAAAGAATTTTATGATGATTCGAGCGGGGGAGTCAAAATCTTTATAGATACCAGAGAGCAACAGCCGCTTTATTTTGAAAACACCGAATCTATGAAGTTGGATTTCGGGGATTATGCGGTTGGGGGCGAGGATTATACATATACATATGTAGACAGGAAGGGGGAGCAGGATTTTAAGTCCACCCTAAGCAAAAACAATTTAGAAAGGTTTGGGAACGAGCTCTCGCGCGCGCGGGAATTTAATAGTTTCCTGTATATTGTCGTAGAGAGCGACCTAAATCAAATATATAAACACAATCGATGGGGACCACACAAATCCAACCTTAAGTACGTTTACCATAACATGAGGGTTCTCGCTCATGAATTTGCTGGACACTGCCAGTTTTTATTTACAGGGAGCAGGGAAAACTCTCAAAAACTAATTCCCAGGTTATTAACTTCTGGAGATAAGCTCTGGGACGTTGACCTACAGTATTATATAGATAAAGATGGCGTGGGATAACGGAAATCAGGTTTCTAGGAATAAAGAGAAGGGCCTAAACGAAAGGATCCTCTCAATCAAGGGTAATTTGGATGAGAACGAAGCAAAGGTGTTGCTGTATAAGTTTTTAAAAGAAAATATTACCTTTTCTACGGATTTAATATCTGGGATAAAATTATTTCCCTTTCAGCATATGGCGGTTAAGGCCATGTTTGAGACTGATTATTTTTTAGGTGTTTGGTCTCGGGGTATGTCAAAATCTTTCACTACTGCTGTATTTGCATATCTTGATGCCATTTTCCATCAAGGAGTGGAGATAGGAATATTGTCAAAATCTTTCAGGCAAGCGAAAATGATCTTTAAGAAAATAGAAGATATCGCCGCTAAGCCTGAGGCTGAATATTTGGCTCAATGCATCACCAAGAAATCAAAGAATAATGACGAATGGTTGATGGAAATTGGAGAATCAAGGATTAGGGCTCTGCCATTGGGTGATGGAGAAAAGCTTCGGGGATTTAGGTTTCATAGAATTATTATTGACGAGTTCGCCCTAATGCCCGAAAGGATTTACAACGAGGTTATAATTCCATTCCTGTCTGTCGTGGGAAATCCAACGCAAAGGGAAGATTTATATAACGCCGAAAGCCAATTAATAAAAGTGGGTAAAATGAAAGAAGAGGATCGCCATGCTTGGCCCAACAATAAACTTATAGCATTGTCTTCTGCGTCATATAAGTTTGAGTATATGTATAAGGTTTATGAACAGTTTGAGGACCTGATTGATAAGGGGAGCAAAAGCGCATCATCCGCCCACAGGACAATTATGCATTTTAGTTATGATTGCGCCCCCAAGCGACTATACGACCAAAACTTGATCGAGCAAGCAAAGTCCTCAATGAGTCAAAGCCAATACGACAGGGAGTTCGGTTCGGTCTTTACGGACGATAGTTCTGGATACTTTAAGACATCTAAAATGGCCGCTTGCACTTTGAGGGACGGAGAAACTCCTAATGTGGAGGTTAGGGGTGAGGTTGGGGCGAAATATATTTTGGCGTTCGACCCCAGTTGGGCGGAGAGCGAAAGCAGCGACGACTTCGCTATGTCGGTATTTAAGCTAGATGATGATAAGCAAATGGGAACATTGGTTCACGCTTATGCATTATCTGGCGCGAACTTAAAGCAACATATTTATTATTTTTATTATTTATTAAATCATTTTAATATAGTATCCATAGTTGGGGACTATAACGGGGGAGTGCAATTCCTGAACGCCGCGAACGAGAGCGCTCTTTTTAAAAAGAATAATTTAAAGATAAATTGCATGAACACCAATTTTGATGATGTGGAGAATTATCAAAAATCGTTGCTTGCAGGAAAACAGGAATATGATTTAAAGTCCAAGACCATTTGTTATCTAAGGAAACCGACCAGCCAATGGATACGAAGGGCAAACGAATTGCTCCAAGCTAATTTCGATCACAAAAGAATTCTATTTGCTTCTAGAGCGATTGACGATGCCTATAATGAGCAGAGGAGAAAAAAGATTCCAATTAAGAAAATACAATTCTTGAGGAATTCGGAAATGTTGGGCGTTCAGTCTGATTCCTCAAAGATGATTGATTTCGTGGAGCATCAATTCGATATGTTGAATCTAACTAAAACAGAATGCGCATTAATTCAGATAACATCTTCACCTTCTGGGAATCAGAGCTTTGATCTGCCAAGAACCCTAAAGAGGCAAACTGGCCCAGAGAAAACAAGGAAGGATTCCTATTCAGCATTGTTGCTAGGGAACTGGATGATAAAACTCTACTACGACATAATGGCTGTTGAGGCAGAGAAGGTTGTTGCAACCTTTACTCCCATGTTTATAAAGTAGGTGTATTTTCTATAGATGGACCAGCCATATAAATATACCACTAGATTCGATAACATCGTCCACGCTTCGAATAATTCGGAAACGGCTACTATCAGCTCCGCTTCGTTGGAGGCCTTAAAGTCCCTAATTCCAGATAGTGTTAATTTGGATCGAAATATAGATTTGGTGGGTTTGGCGTTTAATGCTGCGGTAGTAAATAGATTTAACAGAAATGGAGATGGGATCGATAGCGATACCGCTGTGGCGATAAAGGATTACTTTATTCATAAGCCGACAAATATAGAACACGACAGGGAGCGGGTTGTTGGGCATATTGTTTCTGCGGCATTTTCAAAACTTGACGAGAATAATGAACTAATGAATCCCGAAGAAGCTATCACCACCGATGGGGCGTATAACATTTCACTTGGTGCCGTAGTCTATCGTACGGTCAGTAAAGAATTCTCTGATCTATTAACACAATCCACGGATAAAGACAGTGATTATTATCAAACCGTTTCTGCAAGTTGGGAGGTCGGCTTTAATGAGTTTGTTATTGCCTTGGGCGGAGAAGACCTTCAAGGGGCAATGATTATTTCCGACGAAGAAGAGATTGAAAGCTATACTCCTTATTTAAAATCGTGCGGCGGAAAGGGTTGTTTAAAGGATGGCACTACAGTAAATAGATTAATCGTGGGGGATATTTATCCTTTGGGAATCGGTTTCACGTCTAACCCAGCTGCAGATGTGAAGGGTGTATTTGTAGAGGATAATGCTCCAGAGGAAAAGTCAGAGGTAAATATACCGATAGATAAAATAATTGTTAAGAGCAATAAAATTTCCCATTCAATAAAGGAGAATGTACTAACAGAGGAACACCCAAATAATTTAAACATTATGGAACAAGAACAACTTATCAAAGAATTCCGAGCGGCCCTCGATGAAAAACTCGGCAAGAACGAGTATTCTGAGGAAGCGGTAGCCAACATGACTAAAGTTTTTAGTGATGCAATTAAAAACTCAAGCGAACAATATGTAGTCGACCTTGAGAAGGCCCAAGCCGAAAAAGAAGATGCAGTACAGGCTCAAGATTCCCTTCGAGAGAAAGTAACTGAGGTTGAGGAGCAGCTTAAATCTACAGAAGAAAAGCTCTCTCTC